TGCGCGTTCCAAACATTTGCTTCAGCATCATATTTTTTAAATACTAAAGATGCTCCACTACCCAACACTGAAGTTTTCATCCACACACTGCCAGATGGGCGTGGTTGTGAATCACTAGCTCTCCAGTCTGGGACACCAACATAACCACCATACTGCATTACAGGTGGGTAAGCTGTTACTGGTGTTCCAGTAATGTTGATTCCCATTGCAGTTTCAACCGGGCCTGCCGCCACAATCAAAGCGCCGTTCAGTGCTGCTGATGTAGCATACAACTCAACTCTATCATTTACCACTGCTGCAGTAACGCCCGGAATATTAGCTGAATTGATGTTAGCTACTGCTGAAAAAGCATTTGATCCAGTCAGTGTCACTGCCACATTGTTCAATGTAACTGTGCTGCCTGGAGTCAACACCATCCCAGTAACTGACACAGTGCCAGTCAAAGTTGGGAAGGCTTCTTGCCATTGTGTGCTGCCAACTTGAACCCAAATGTTATCTTTGCGTTTGTAGAAGATATAGTTGTTTGAGCTATTAGCAATAACAGCGTAAGATCCAACTTGACCAACTGTAGACACAGGGGTTAAAATGCCACTGTTAGAAAATGTCGATACTGATGATGTAATAACCAATGGTGATACTGGTGCAAACTCTTGAGCAGTAGCGTCCCATTGGAAAATGCCCCATTTTGTGTTAGTTAGGTCTAACCAGTAAGTACCGTTAGATGGTTCGCCAATTGGGCGAACTGCTGTACCCTCTAACTGTGCCAAGTCAATATCAGCACGAATAATAAACATTCTGTTTACTGTGCCAAGCGCACTGTATGCAGTCATCAAGCCGTATTCGTTTAACTGGTGGCCGTGCAGTGGAGTTCCTGCAGCACTTTCTTTAAACTCTGGATAGCCAAAGTTGGTAATCAAGTCGCGTTGGCTAGTAACTGCAAGCAGCTTACCAGCATTTACTTTAGTAGAGTATTGGGCGATGGAGCCATTGAATAACTTATTTTCTGCGGTAGCCATAAGAATAAATGGCACTGTTCCAACTGCGGTGGAAACATATTGACTTTCGTCAATGACGGTAATTTCTGAGCCTGGTGATACTAACATGGGAATAACTCCTTAAAACATAGTTAAAAGTATTTATCTGATGCCATGAAAAATCGCTCGTTTCAATGCTCTTTGGCAAAGGGCCGTGCTAAATACAACATGAATCAACGCAAAATCTGCCCGTGTTGCGGGATTAGACCAGTAGCTGTCAACTACTACAAGGGTGATGTGGCGCACTATCGCACCAAATGCGATCAGTGTCATCGCGCTCATAGGAAACCTCTACCTGCAGGGTGGATTCGCAGCGGCTATAAGAAGAAGGATCACTGTGAGCGGTGCGCGTTCAAGTTCAAGACTGATCAGCAGGCTAGTGTCCACCACATTGATGGAAACGACTACAACAATGACTGGAGCAATCTGAAAACCATCTGTGCGAACTGTAGCATAGAGTTAGCGCAAAGTGGAACTAAATGGCAACACAATACCGGTGGTGGTCGTCGTATTCTGCCAGATTTTTAGTGTCTACTCGTGGGAGCATCATGTCTACTGTCTTGAAGAGTGACTCAATGGTGCCATTGTTGAGGATAATAGTGTCAAACGAAAAGGCTGCCCAGTCCCATTCAGAGCGGTGGATACCCGTTGTTGCCATAGTGTCCGCTGCCTTAGGATCGGTGTTTGCAGCTATTGCTATCTCCCACCATAGAGGTAACTCACCACGCCGAACTTGCACTGTAGTCGCTCCAATAGTTTCAAGCATTGCTAGCTCGTTCATGAACCGTGAGTCGCTAACTACGACATTTTTGTTAGCCATAGTTATCAGCTTCTTTTCAAGACTCGCGATCCAGATCTCGTCTGAAAACCCTTGCCGGCACACTTCCGTTCCCCAGTGCTGCAACACCCAGCGTGGTGTCAGCGTGGGCATGCCCAATCGTTTAGCCCACCATTTATCTACTTTCTCTCGTTCTGCCCTTGCTTGCGGTGTCTTGCCTTCAAGCATACCCCTATCCCATCCAAAAACTGCCGCCACAGCATCTTTCAGTGTGTCAGCAAACGATGCCCGTAAAAATCCGTGCTCTTTAACTAGATAGTCAGAAACTGTATCTTTGCCAGAACCGATTAAACCTGAAAGTGAAATGATTGCCATAATTTTAAATCCTGTATTACAGATATAGTATAGCTGAGTGGCAGCGTGTAGGTCAACAGTTTTGACTAACTGTTTTTACCGTATTTACGTGTGTTTCCAATCACTGGAGATTGCTTGCCGGTGGCGGGCGGCTCACGAGAGGTTGATGTTGAGATCTGATTGCTCTGATTATTTTTGCCGTAGTACGACAGTGCCATTTTTAGCGTTTCTTCCTCTTCTGGTGAGCGACATACGACTATCATATCCTCACCAAAGTTACTTTCGTTCTCGTAAGCTGAAACCTCGTTGTTAGCCCGTGCCCTAGCACTTGCCATAGTGACTCCAAAGCGATATTGAGTATATGAATCTTGACTTTTTAGCCCAGGCAAGACAAAAGTAGCGGGCATTGGATCAGCCTGGTTGCTTGGCAGCGAACCTTCTGGCAGAAATTCTGATGCTCTCATAGTATCTTAACCCAAAATAAAAGTAAGTGGGGCAGAACCGTCACCGTATTTGTTCAGCTCATCCATCAATGCTTCCATTTCTGCTTTGGCTTCTGTTTTCAACGCTGTTCCATTTAACGATGATCCACCCTGTGGGCCAGCGATGGTTGCGAACTTCTCTCTTGCCTCACCCAGCATGTGCTTTGCCATACTATAAGCATACTCTTGAATCCACAGGTTGGATCTGTTATCATTCAGTATTGCGTCATCTGGTTTGTAGTTATATACCCAAAGTAGCACATTCTCAGCATCTGTTGGTATCCTTCTAACAATAGTCAGCTTGCGGGTCGCTTCGTTAAAAGTAAAGGTAATATAACCTCCAAACATCGTCATTGACAGTTTTTGATAATCAACAAAGAGTTCGTAACTAGTTAGGCCTCCAACACGGCCAGCCGCTAGCATGTAAGTATTTAAAAACCCAGAACTAAATGGCTCAAACTGACTAGTATTTGCCAGTCCACCTACGCCGCTTCTAAAGATTTGCCTTACTGAAACAATCTCTCGTGGCAGTATATACTCTTGAGTCTCTTTGGTTAATGTAAGAAAAGCGTATGATTCCTCTACTGCATGCTCTGTTCTGGCACGATATCGCTTTAATGCTTGTTTAATCGCTTCCATGTAATGCTCGCGATCGAGCTCAACTTCAATCATTTGATCACCAAGCCTCAGCTTGATGTAATCAATAATATCAGTTTTAAGATCAGTTACTTGCTGAAATTCGTTAGTTGGCAATGATGGCATAGTTATCCCTTACACTTATGGTATTTAGCCATTTAATGCGAGTTGTTAGCTAATCATTTTCTCTTGACGGTTTTCACTCTTGAGCAGCATGAGCAAGTATTCTTCGGGGTGTTTAGGATTACGGTAAGAATCATGACTGATTTTGTCAAAACATGAGCTGCTAAAATTACCACTGAACCCAAAATACCCATTACACGACCACTATTGCTCTTTCTGATTGTGTATTTTGGGCTTGCCACAGCCCGTGCAAGTGATAATGCTAACCATTTTACCCTACCCGAAGCAGTAGTGTCCGATCGTTTATCCGACCGTTTGGACGCACTTCTACAGCACGGATCTCATCCATATAAGTCCGTAATGCCACTTTACCTGCTTTCATCAGTGCTGTAAGTTGCTCTGACGGTTTCCTAAGAGTCTTCGCAGAGCTCTTGCTCGTGTCAAATCCCACAATCGTGGTTCCTTTCACACTCAACTCCAACGCATACTGATCAGCAACATAATGAATCAACTTACGGGTCTTTGTGTCAAAGCACCACAGCTCTTTAGCGCCCACGATGTCAACTGGGTGAATGCTCACCATTTTCAGCGGCTTGTCTTCCTTCAAGTATTTCAGCTTGGAAATAACTTTATCCTTGGACATTGGCTTT